TTGCTAATCCAGATCAACCTGGTCTAGTTAATAATTTATTAGACAGAGTAGAAGATGACTTAATAGGTGGTTTATTGTTGGGTAATGTACATGGCTTAGGAGGTACAATAAACAATATCGATACTGCGATTAAAACAGGTAGCTTAAATGCAATTGGAAACCTAGTTGGAGACTTAGTAGGTAAAGGTGCTTCTGCACCAGATGGCTTTGGTCTAGGTAACGTTGGAGGTACAGGTGTAGACTCTACTCCAGATGGTGGTAACCTAGATAAAGTACATGATGAAATATCTGACGATCCTGGTATTCTAAAACCTGAAAATATACATGGTCAAACTGCCCCTGATACCGACGGGCCATTAAACGATAACGTACATGAATAATAATGAACTTTACAGAGATAACTTACGAGAAACTCACTGGCTAGGTGAAGTGGTTATTAATGAAGACCCACTTCTACAAGGTAGGGTTCGAGTAAAAGTATTCGGCAAATTTGATAAATTACCAGACGACCAGATTCCATGGGCAACTCCTATGAACAGAGATCAGGTTGGTGCTCATGCAGTACCTAGAATTGGTGATATTGTTGCAGTTAGATTTGACAATGGTAACATATATCATCCAGAATACTGGTTCCAAGTAGATCAGAATGATGACCTAAAGGCAGATATTCTAGAAGCATCTGATAAACCACATGATGTTATCTCTTTAGTATATGACGCAGAACGTAATTTAAGAATTTATCATTCACCAGAAGATGGACTAGTAATTACAAGAGGTGAAGGTAAAAAAGAAAGACCTATGCTTCAAATAGACGAAGAGGGTTTCATTAAGATTTCAACTGGTGAGAAAGTATTCTTAGACTGTGGAGATATATTTGTATCTAATACAGGCGAACCTGGTGCAGATGAAACTGAACCAGCAGTAAGAGGTCAGTCTCTACAAGATTGGCTACAAGCACTATTAGATGATTATCAAGCTCATATTCATCCAACTGGTGTTGGACCGACTGGTCCTCCAATGCCACCAACTCCTGTAGTGGTGGGTAAATTATCTAGCACACATATTAACTACCAACAAAGAAACAAATAACCATGCCTGCACTTTGGCCTAAATTCATTCCTGATCTGGCAGACGATATTACAAGCCAGCAGTTTAAGAAACCAGGTGGAGCGGGTACCATGATTGGTATGCCAGTGCCTGCTGTAGGTGCTAATAATCAATTAGGTGAAACGGTGTCTGGTCAAAAATCTATTCTATCTGGTGGAATTACAGATGTAGGTAATCCTGCTAACGCCGCACTTAAGACTAATCCTGCTACTATGATAAATGCAAATAATACTGCACCTAAGTCTGGTAGATATGATTTTGGTGTTAGAGTTGCAGAGAGATATATTGAAGCTGTAAAGAATAATGCACAAACTCATGTTGCAGAATTTCATGTCAATAATGGAGCAGCAGAACAAATACTAAAAGATGGTTATGGTTGGGCTTTTGAAAGACTATTAATGGAAGGTGATATACCACTACAAGATCAGTTCGATGAAGATGGTAACCTAACTGAAATGGGTAAAGAGTCTCATCCTGCTTATGCAGATTTCTGTCCGACTGAAGAAGAAACTGCTGGACCTGATTTAGAAGAGCTAAAGAAAAAGAATGATGAGGCTTTCGAGAAGTTTACTAAAGAGAGAAGACAGGAATATGACCTACATAAATTTAAGTTCTATCATTTTCCTTGTTTAAGTGGTGAAGAGTCTCAAGAAGAACTAGAAGTTATCTTTGCTACTAGAATTCTAATGGGCTTTGAGTTTATGACTTCAAAAGCAGAGAAATGGAATTATTTTACATGGGCTTGCCACTTAGGTAAAGAGAACTACGGCTCATCTAATAGTGCTTTTGATACTACTCAATATAAAAACATTAGCTCTAGAACTAGAAATGATATTGAAGATGCAGGTTATGACTATAAGCTATTAGCAGATAATGTATCTAAATATGTGAAAGATGCTATCATGGCAGCACATCCTAAATTAGAAACTGATTTCAATTCACTTGGTAATAACTCTACTTTAGAGCAGAGAATTAAAAGAGATGCTGTTAACCCGATTGAATTTCCAACTCTACAGAATTCAGATGGTGTGGATATTACACCAGACTTCTGTCCTATTAATCGTTACAAGATTCAAGTTGCTTTTGATTTCGAAAACGACCCACCAGAGTTCTTGAGTCAAAGACCAAAGATTTTAACAGCTAATGTAGTGGCAACATTCACATATTATCCTGGTAAAAGACAGGGTAACAGTGAGGGTTATGTTGTTAATAATGACGAAGGTAGATTCTCTTCGTCTGGACCAACTAACTCTAGATTTGAAAAGTCTACATCATGGGTAAGACAGAACTATGAGAAAGATGAATTTGAAAAGAAGTGGAGAAAGGTACCTAAGGCAAAATTACTAGCAGCATCTAAAGCTAATAATCCAGAAGCAAAGTTTCTTGAGATTGACCCGAAACCACAAGGTACTCTATTTAAGTTTGAGTATCATAAAACAGTTTGTGCTAAAATAGCAGCAGAGAAATGTGAAGAACCAATGGCTGAAGTCGCTCATCCATGGAGAGATAGCTATAAAGGTTATAGTGGAGACCCATATATGATGATGGCTAGAGTAACGATTGCATACTGGTATGCTTGTCTTGTACAACCATTTAAGGCATCTCCATCTGCTCCTCCAGCTCTGATTACCCCACCTCTTGGCGGTATTTACATTCCAATTTATTATGGAAGTGCAAATAGACTTGCAAATAATTTAAGAAGAGCTTGGAATACAGGTAAGTCTTTTAGTAAACTGCCTGCTAAACAACCTCCAGCGATTGCAGTAAGTACCGCAGTTGCAGGAGCATACGCGATACATTTATTAGAGTTTAAGCTTCTCTACCTTGGTGGTATTCCAACACCAGGAGGTCCCGTACCGATGGTAGGGTTTGTCCCGGTTGTATTTTAATGAAGGAGAGTGGATGCCTTAGGCAACCACTTCTACTAAAGTTATGTCTTCAAGAGAGTCTTTTAACTCTCCGTAAGCCGGATCTGCCCAAGACTTAGAACCGATAGATTTCCAGTGACTGTAATCCGCCATGTTAGGGAAAGTTGAGTGAATATCTCCAACAGTCAAGTTCTCAATAACAGTCTTGTCGATGTGTAAGAATTTGTTACCTTTCATGTTAAGAACAGAAATATAAAAATCAGAACCAGGAAGTTGAATTTCAACATTGAAGAGTTTGTTCCTGTCGTATCTAAATAAGTTACAAAGATAACCTTCACCTGAGTTGATAGTTAAGAAACCAGCTACACATTTAGAGATGCTTCTGTATTTATACTTAGTTTTGTCCCAGTCTAAGCCAAGGTTTTTAACGTAGAATGTGTGGTTTTTACCCTTAATGTTCTGGTCGATTGAGAACGAAGTTCCAAGGGTTTCATTTGAATGTTTTTTAATATAAGCCATAGTTTTTGTGTTTGTTTTAATTACAGTACTAATATACGAAAAATATCTGACATAAAAAAATCTAGAGGCAATTATTTTGTAAAATAAATGGTTTTTTCTGTGTTAAAAAGTTTATGGTTGTGATTTTTAAGCATTAGTTCTTCAAGGTAGATTTTTAGCTCAATGCGATTTGGATGTGGAAAATAAGATTGAGATTTGTTAATGCAAGAGTAAATTGATTTGAGTTTTTGTAAATCTGACATAAGTTTGGTTTTTTAATTACTTCAGCAATATACGAAAATTATCTGACATAAAAAAATCTAGAGGCAATTATTTTGCAAAAAATGCCACTTTTTTGTATCTGGATAAAACTCGTGCGAAAGCAGATATATAATATGTTATTACCTTTTAAATAAAAAATACATGTCAGAGAAAAAAAGACGCAGAATTAAGACTGCTGGTGTAAAAGCCGAATCGATCGAACTTTTAGATAAAGTTCAAACCCCTACCCAAGAATTTACTGAAACTAAAGAAGAAGTCAAAGATAATGGCAATGACTTCTCAGAATTCTATGATGAGAACGGAGAGTTCTTATGGGAGAAGTACGAAGCCACATGTCCAACTCAAAACAGGACTCATAACCCACATATTAAAACAAATAACGGAGATAGAGTATTCTCAAGAGAGGCTTATGCTCAAGAGTTATATGATTTAATGGAAGGTCATAGTGCTAAGATTAAACCTGTTATCAATGAAGGTGAAATTCATACAGGTGTTGTTTACGGAGTAGACCAAAACTTTATTACTGTAGATATTGACTATAGAGAATTAGTCTATGTAAAAGCTAATAAAGAGTCTGAAGAAGTCAGAGCTTTATTACCAGGTGAAGAAACTGCTGTCTTAATTACTGACACAAAAGGTACTTTAGGTGGAACAATCACTGGAGGAGTTAAACACAAAACATTCATGGATCTTAGAGCTGGTATCGAAGAAGGTAACACTGCTTGGATTGGTTTAGTTAAGAGTATGATTGAGAATGGTGGTTATATTGTAAGAGTTCAAGGTGTAGATTGTTTCATGCCAGGTTCACTTGCAGGTATTAATAAATTATCAGACTTTGGTTCTATTGTAGGCGAAGAGATTTATGTAGTACCAGTTAGTTTCTCTCCAGATAGAGGTACAATTGTAGTTTCACATAGAAAATATCTACAAGCTTTAATTCCAGGTGCAATACAAGAATTAAAACAAACATTAGGTGTTGAGAAAACAGGTAATGTTACAGGTACTGCAAAATATGGTGTATTCGTAGAATTTGATAAATGCCTAACAGGTATGATTCACAATAATGAATTAGATGAGGAGACTCAAGCTAAATTCAAATCTAGAGAGATAAAGCCAGGAGACCCTATAAAATTCTTTGTTAAGGATATTATTAGCAACACTAAAATTACATTAACTCAAAAAGAAGTTAGTTCTTTTAATCCATGGTTAGATATTCAATCTAGATATACAATACCATCTGTAGTCGAGGCTAAAGTTAAGACTAAAAAAGACTATGGTATCTTTGTAAATATCGAAGATGGTGTAACTGGATTGCTACATGTTAGTGAATTGCCGGAAAATTCAATAGGAGACTATAAAATAGGAGATGACATCAATGTTCAAATCACTAGGATTGATGAAGCTACTATGAAGGTGTTTCTTAAATTACCCCAATAACTATCCCAACAGAGTTTGATATATATTGAAAAGTAATATCATACTCCTAATATGCAAAAACTAAACAGATCTTCATCGAGACAATCTGTCCTAAACGCTAGTCAAATAGGCGTCGAGTTTGAATTCTACTCAAATCTAGAGTTAGAAGAGACACAGAAGTCTTTGAGTGAATTATTAAACAGGAAGATTCGATTAGAGGAAAAGGCTCATTCTGACTTTCAACCTAGTGCGGAAGTCTTTAAGATGGAACCAGATATGTCTGGTGGTAAAGGTCTTATTGAGTTAGTTACTGGTGCGATGCCGTACCGTAGTGCTAGAATTGTAATTCAAAAGATGTTAAGATGGATAGAGAAGAATGGTTATACTAATGACCGAGCTTCTATTCATCTCAATATGTCTTTTAATACAGATTACTTAGAGGACAAATACATGATTACGCACATGTCAATCTTAAAGTTTATCTTAGAGTTTGATGAAGCAAGAGTCTATAAGTATTTTCCAAATAGAGAGCATTCAACTTATGCTAAGTCTGTTAAATGGATTATGCCAAAACATGAAGCATTCTACTATAATGAAGATTTAATTAGTTCGGATAACTTTACTTATGCTAATACTAAATACTATGGTATTAACTTTGAGAAAGCACAAAAGAATTATTTAGAGTTTAGATATTTAGGTGGTGAAAATTACGAGAAAAGAACAGATGATATTCTACATTTAGCAGAAATGTTTATTATGTCAGTTTGGAAATCTTGTAATAATCCTAAATTTACACCTGAGAATAAAATAGAGCTTAAGAGGATCTTAGAAAAGAATAGACCTCTTATGGAGATGCTAAAAGACTATAAAGCAGTAAATAAATACTGGAGACAGATAAATATATTAGTAGACTTAACAGACAATGAGCAAGTTATTAATGTACAGTGGAATAGATTTAAACACAAAGTGTTAGAATTATTGTCGAACGGATCTATGGAGTCGGGTATTATCAATTATGATTCTGACTACGGAACTGTACAAATTAAGGATGGTGTTTTTAAAACAGCATATTTGCTAGACGGCTTTGAGTTTATCAATTGCGAGCTATCCGGTAACATTGAAAATAGTTCAATTTACGGTGGTAAAGTTGAAGGAGCACAGTGCTTGCGCTCACAATTTTATCAAGGATGTGAGATAAAAGATTCTAAAGTAGAGTCGTCTTATGTTCACGGTAGCTGCACACTGACTAACTGTTATGTCTTTGGAAAGGATGGTATTTTCAAAGGTAGAATGGTCGGAGGTATTTTTAGAGAGGGTGGAATAGGACCAAACTCTAGATTTGAAGATACAGAAATAGTGGTAAGCACAAAAATAAATACATAACAATGAGTGAAATAAGACAAGGTAATCTAAACGATTTAAGTACCGAGAGAGATTTTGGGGCAACTTGCCTCAATGCATTCTTACAAGAGTTAGGAGACGACTTAACTGGTGCTTGTATGGTTCCTGTTAACCTGCCTCAAAGAGAAATTTTAAACATAGTTAAAAGAGCTAAAAAATGGTTCTATAAAAACTATGAAGATGCTGTAAGAGAGAACTATTTTGTTGTTCCTACTTCAGTATTTGATTCAGCATATTTTACAAATCACAGATCTTTAAACCTACCCAATGCAGCCGTAGATGGTTCAGGTTCAGTCTTCTCAGTATTCGGTGTATATGACACTGGTTCTGGTTTTCAATCGACTGGTGGTGGTCTAGATGTTAGATTTCAAAGTGGAGGTGATTTCGCTTTAGAGAAGATGTTATTTAGAGGTATGTATGAAGGAGCTGGTAGTGCTGAAGCTGCAGAAGAACTACAATACTATGTTCTTAATCAATCACTAGCAGATATGTCTAGAATGATTCTTGAGAACCCAATCTCATATAACTACTCTAGATTAACTGGTGAATTAAAGATATTAGGCGACAAGCCAAAAGATGACGTGGTCTTACATGTTTATGAAACACTACCTGACTGCGCATTGTATGAAGATGAGATATTCTTCAGATATTGTTCTGCTAAAATTAAGCAGTCCCTAGGTGCCAAATTAGGTATCTTCAAGTTTGCATTACCTGGTAATGTAGAATTTGACTATGACGCAATAAAAGACATGGGAGACACCGAATTAGAGTCGATTATTGAAGAAATTAAAGGTGACGAGGGTGTAGATTACATGTTCCACTCGTAAAAAGTAGAATACATATATAAATGGAATTTTACATTAAACACATAGGCGACCCTAACTATCAGACTAAAAGAGTTCAGAGTACTGGTGAGATTGAGCAATTATTAACTCAAATCGAAACTACACTGTTCACTAGAAAGAGAGATGTATTAGGCGAACCTAATTTTGGATGTAACTTAGAAGATTTGGTATACAGTTTAAATCAAAGCGAGTTCCAAATTAGAAATGAAATTGAAAGTCAATTAATGAATTATGTACCTTTAGCTCAAAAGTATTCAACCGAGGTTGATGTTAAGTTTTTTAAAGGTGAAGTAAGAGATATTTGTTACGTTGATATTACAGTTAACAATGAGTATATAATCCAAGTAAATCTAAGATAAATAAATAATGGCAGAACTAAAATTTTTAAGTACACTAAGAACAAACGCCGAGCAAATCAAGGCGGATGCACGTACGTATATTTCAAGAGTATACAAACGTGCTAATACTTTGTTTACTGAAGCATCACCATTTGCACAGATAGTAAATGTAATGTCAGAGCTTGGTGAGTTAATTATGTTCTATGTAGAAGACTCTCTAGTAGAACAAAACATTTATACTGCACAACAACCAGAATCTATTTATGGTTTATCAAGATTAACTGGACATGATGCAACAAGAGGTTTTGCTGCAACAGGTGAGATTGAATTCAGATGGAAAGTTGGTGCAGACCTTGGTAAGATTGCAGGTACTGGTTTAAACATTGATGGTAGAGCTCAACTGCAATGTGAGCAAAACGGATTAAAATATACTTTACTAACTCCTTCCGACAGATATAGATTAGAGAAGTCTAGTAAGTCTAAAGTTAAAACTGCAATGGTACAGGGTGAATTTGAACAACAGACTTTTACTGGAACAGGTGAACCTATGCAGGCATACAATGTAAAAGTAAATAAATTAACTGACCATTCAATGGTTTCAGTTTCTGTTAACGGTGAGAAGTGGACTAAACATGAGTCCATGTATGACTTATTAAATAATGAGAAAGGGTTTATACTTAAGACTGGTATTGCAGGTGGACTAGACGTTTACTTTGGTACTGGTAATTTCGGAGCTATCCCAGTAGCTGGAAGTGATATTCAAGTTGAATATGTAAAACATTCAGGTGCTTTAGGTAATTTAGCAGATGGACAAGACCTAGTATTCCAATGGCAAGCAGAGGGTACTGATTCAAATGGAGATGAATTTGATTTGAATGAGTATTTAGAATTGACTATTACTTCATCACCTAAAATGGGAGCAGATAAAGAGAACCCAGAGTTTACAAAATTAATGGCGCCACTAACGTCCAAATCTTTTGTTCTAGCGACACCAGATAACTACGAGTATTTCCTATCAAGATATGGAATGTTCTCGTATGTGGATGCCTACAATACCACATCGGATGAGTATTTAGATGATGATAATGTTATCTATATCTTTGCTGTACCAGATGTGAAAAGAAAGTTATTAGCAAGTCAAGATTACTTCTCGATTCCACAGAACGAGATGTTCTTTGACCAAAATGAATATGACAAGATGTCACAAGTAATTCAAGATAGTGGCCAACAAATGGTTACCACTGAAGTTGTTTTTGTGAGACCTCAGATTAGAAAATACAGTATGGATATTAACATCAGATATTTTGAAGGTTATACAAAGCAAGAGATATTCTCAGAGGTAAGAGCTAGAGTTAGCGACTATTTATTAAATGTAACAAGAAGAGACAAACTGCCTAAGTCTGATATTGTATACATTTTAGAAGAAATTGAAGGCATTGATGCAGTGAACGTGAGGTTTATCTCAGAAACAGAAGAGACTGCTAGACGATTAGGTTACTATGAGTCTAAGACTGTTTCGGTTGTACCTCAAGAACCTGTACTATTAGAAGATATTGGTAACGGCAAACAAAAATATATTTTCTTTAAGCAAGTGGAAGAAGTTAAGACCGTAGACGTCGATGAGACGACATTCATTCCATATACAGTTGCAGGCTTAGATCAATGGGGAGACATTATCATGGAGAAAGAAGAAGTCGCTGTCTTTAGAGGCGGATGGCAAGATCGAGATGGTGATGAAATTCTAGATGATGCTAAGATAAATGCTGAAGCTGCGCTTAGTGTGAATTTTGATGAAACGCCGGTACCTAGAACAATATACACTAGAGTACAGGCTGGAAATAGAAAAGCCTTGAAATAATGTTATTTAAAGATCTATTAGTTTACAAGCGTAAAAGGCTATATAAGATAGCTAAGCACAGAAGAGATGACCTTAAGAATACTAAGTATGACTATAAGTCTGGTAATAGAGGTTTAATCGGTAAACAGCTTTCAAATCACATACAAAGAAATCAAACGATGAGAGAATTTCTCTTATTCATAAATGACTATATTGTAAGTATTTTAGATAATGTTAGATTTCTAAGAAACTTTACAAACTTTACAGTACAAAAAGACGACGATACAACTAGATAATTATGTGGAATAATTTAAGATTTTTTAATGGTACTATCTCAGAGATACAGCTGGTTCAAGTGGATGGCATTTGGACTGGTAAAGTCTTTATGCCTGAGGTATCTACTGGTCTATATGAGACTGTTAATCTTTTTATTCTAGAAGAATGTCTACACAATGGTGCTACTGTAATTAATAAACCTATCTCACCAGATAACTTAATTACTAAATTTACATTTGAATGGGAAGCTCT